GACTGGAATAAGGCCGCAGACGAGATGGTCGATTCGAGGTGGCATGATCAGGTTCCGAACCGGGCCAAGCGTTTGGTCAAGCGTATCCGTGATCTAGCAAAAGACTGAAATCATTACATAAAAACATCGATTCTCGTGGAGCTCGTGATCAATGAACGTACCAGTATACCCTCAAGTCCCTGAGAATCGCTGTCCGAGGTGTCAAGCACCACTAAAAGTGATCCAAGTGCATGGTCATGGGCAGTGCAGCTACTGTAAAGCAGTTATTGATGACTGCTGTCAGGGTGAGACATGTTCAGTTATGTCTTCAGACCAGAAATCCTATCGCATCTAGCTCCAGAAACAACTAACTCTTTAAACTCTGGGTCATTCATAAGTTCAATCGTCATTTCTGCTGCTCTATCATTACACTGACCGATGGTTTCATACGGTCCTCGCGTATCCTCAAATACTTTACAGTCCGATATATCACTAACCAGACACACTAATATCATCGCCTCAAACATTTTACCTCATTCCACCTCACCCCAGTTGTTCACCAAAGCCATGTCAACTTCAAACGGTACTTTTAACTTTGGTATGCAATTTTCCATAATGTCTACAATTCTATTCGCTTGATCCTCAGACTCTATACTAAAACATAATTCATCATGCACAGTTAACATAGGTATCAAACCTTCTTTGTAGCAGTCAACCATTGCTTTTTTTGTTTGGTCTGCGCTTGAACCTTGAATTAACTTATTTAAAGCTTTGTATGTGAAGGCACGGCGTATTCTGCCCTTGCCTCCATATTCTTTTAAAGCCTCTTCTATCTTCAACGCCTTACTAAACCCAAAAGATATAGGCTCCCACATATCAAACCGGCATTTACGTCCTAGCCATGTTCTTATCGATCCCTTACTCATTGCATGCTCGGCGGATAAGTCTGCTATACCCTTAACGAAAGGGACATTCTCGTGGTACTGAGCCAACAAAACTTTGGCTTGCTCCTCATCAATATCCATTACACCAGCAAGCTTCTTGCGTCCCATGCCGTACATAATTCCGAGGTTAACAGTCTTTGCTTCCTTTCGAGTAATATTAGCTAGGTCTGCGACCATCTGATGAAAGTCAGCGTTGCCCTTCTGGTACATTTCGACTACAGTATCAATCTCTGGATGGCGATGTAAATCGGGCAATTGAGCGCAGTAGTGGGCTAACCAACGGGGTTCTTGAGAAGCATAGTCAAAGCTACCCCACTTTGTTCCCTCTTCCGGCAGGAACAGTCCACGGATTAACGCTTTAATCTCTGGATCTCTCGCCGGGATTTGCTGTAAATTGGGGTTGCTCGACGAAAATCGTCCTGTAACTGTCCCCCCTTCATCAGAACGAAGAGGGTTAAAATCACAATGGATGCGACCATTACACGAATGTTCAAGTATTGTCTCAACAAAGGTAGTGTTTGCCTTATTAAATTCACGCAATTTCACAATCTTCTGTGCAATTGGATGCGTGTGATTCACAAGAAACTGTTTTGTAAAGGACGGAGCGTTAGAGTTTTCTGTCCTATGGTATTTAAGACCAAGGGAATCAAACGCCTTTGCTATAGATGCAGCCTCCCAAGGAGAGACAGCGACCCCAGTCTCTTTCTTTATTTCTTTAAGTAAGTTATCCTCGCGATTTTGTAAATCTTTCTTGACTAACTCCGCTTTGTCTATGTCTACCCTAACGCCTTTGGTCTTCATGTCTAGTAAGCAAGGAAGTAAACTTGTCTCAAGCTCGAAAATGCTTGAAACTTTTTCCTTCACAATGTCTGCACGAAGCCTGTCCCACAAACGTAGGGTTACAGCAGCATCTTGCTCCGCATATCTTCCAACAAAATTAGCATGCAACTGCCACATGCCAGACTTTGGGTTAACACCATGCATTTCGGCAGCAGAACGAAGCATCTTTTCGTTCTTCCACTCACCAAGGTACTCACCAGCCAACGAGTTCAAGTTGTAGAACCTGCGGTTCTCGTTCAGCAGTGGCGCTGCAATCATTGTGTCAATAATTTTACCTTGCACTTCGATACCGGCCCACCGCAACCAGCCCAGATCATACATTGCATTGTGCATGACCTTCTCTATGCGCGGCGTTTCAAGTTGTTTCTTTAACCAGTTGATGACTGTTTTTTCTGGCATATTCCCACCAGCCTCGTGGCGGATAGGAAAGTAACCAACAAAATCACCTGCTGCTACGGCAAATCCAATAACGTAACCGTCATTCCGGCACCACCCCGGTCCCAGTGTGGTTAGGTTCGGGTCTCTGGTCTCCAGATCAATTGCCATGCGCTCACAGTTTGTAAGGTCAGGCAACGAAGATGGCGGTGCCCACTCCTCCTCGTCATCAAATAAGTCAGTCTTCATCAATTCGCTCCAATGCGTCCGTGGGTTCTTGTGTCCAAACAAATATGGGCGTTCCCTTGCCTATATAAGCACCGGATACGTTAAACGAAAAGTATTCTACCGCCTCCTCGTGAGTCATGTCGTGTTCTTCTACAAGGATCTCAATACATTTGGCGGCATCATACGCCAATACGTTATCATCCCCACATCTTTCAGCTATACCAAGTATAGCATTATCAAAGCCATCAGCAATCATCGCAGTCATTTACAATCTCTCCTCCAAGTGCGGCATAACCTATGATATCTACCCATGAGTCATCCTTTGTTGCGTCTTCAGCCAGTCTTGCTAACTTTAGCCCGATCATACAAGCGGCTACCTGCTCTGGTGTTATGCACCTACCTAAGATCACGCTCCATATGGTTGCTATGCGTTCATGGTTAAACTTAGCTGGCCCATACTCCTTGGCCCTCGGACCATTGATTAGCTCTTCTGCCTTATTCAAAAAATCTTCGCGTGTTTTCATAGCCTAAACCCATAATGTGATTGTGATTCGATAATATGCAAAGACTTTTTTGCGCGAGTTAAACCCACATAAAACGTCCGTACCTCGGAGTCTTGATCCATGCTTTCAACGCATGCTCTAGAGGAATCTAACAGTAAAGCGACGTTATCCGCCTCGCCACCCTTTGCTTTGTGAATCGTCGATATCTTGATTCTCGGGGTCCCCGTCAAAATAGACTCGCCCATACGACGTACTGATGTAATGTATATTCGTTCCTTCTCGCTTACCTTCAGTACTTCGTACCACGGTGTCTCCTTGTTCACATACGGGGATAACAGGTCTTGAATATCTGTTAGCGTATAAGTTTGTTCTGCGTCTAAACTTGCGAGTTTCTTCCTGCCACCTCTTACGGCAGCGTCTGGGACTATTAATGTAGATAGCTTTTTCAATTCCTGTGCAGACAGTGCTTGATCCTTGCATAGTTTTAGCCATACCTCGATTCCGGTGAGAACATTGGGGGAAATGGACCAGCCGGAACCTTCACGCCAAAACAGGTATCCTTGCTCTTTAATTGTGGTTGCAATCTTGTTAGCAATGAAATTGGTACGGGCTAAAATTAGCCACTCTCCGGCTGTTAAGTCCACATCTAGGATATCACGATGCCAGACCACAGTGCCAGTTTGATCTTTAGGTTTCCAAACTTTTTGTTGCCTTATACGAAGCCGTTTTACGAGAGAATCCGCAATGTTATACACAGACTTAGGGAGCCTATAAGACTTGTCTAATACAATCTTATTTTCAGATGCCCTTAGAAAATCTCCGACATTCACGCCCATCCAAGAGTAGATGCATTGATCGTCATCGCCAGCAAAATATACACGCTTTGCCTTGGGTTTGATTATCTCGTGGACCATCTCCCACTGTAGTGGAACAAGGTCTTGCGCTTCGTCTACAATAAGAACATCAAGGTCAGGGCTGTACCCTTGGACGATGAATTCTTCAATCATGTCCACGAAGTCTACCTTGTTTGTTTCCTTCTTATAATCCTTGATAACTTGATCAACTACTTTTAGCTGCTGGAAGTATAGCCTCCAGTCATCGGTTATCCGAAACTGCTCCTCCAATGATCTGCCAGTGACCCTAGCCATCTGTATCATTGAAAGGTAAGCGTCCCCGCTTTTGCCTGCGGTAAATAAAACCCCGTCCTGCATAGTTAACGAAGAGTTTGAAGAAAACTCTAACCCTACAAGGTTTGCTATCTTTGAGTAGTCGGAGCCACGCAGCACACGTTCTTTGGTTAACCCAAGGCAATGATACGCGAACGAGTGTAGGGTTCTAAACCAAACCATTTGTCCAACATCCATGCCTAACTTTTCTGCTGCCCTTGTCCGCGCTTCTTCCGCAGCCTTACGACTGAACGAAACAAATGCTATGGACTCTGGCTTGGTGCCACTGTCCAACTCCTTCTGTACAATGTTAATTAACTGTGTTGTCTTGCCCGTGCCCGGGGGTCCGAAGATAGTTGTTTCCATTAGAACGGCACCTCACTATCTTGGACCACGATCGCCGGAACAAGGACCTCACTGTTAAATGCAGGAACCCACCACACACGAAGCTGCTTCGACTCACCTTTCGTTGTCTTAAATCTTTTATGACCGTTAGCCGTGCCACCAGAGTTTAGCTCTTTCAATCGTTCTTGTATTTGCCCACGACTGTACGTTTCAAACTTGTTGTTACGCAGGTACTTCATTAACGCTTCTATCTTGAAGTAGGTCATGTTGTCCTCCTCGTCAGTGAACGGTTTGCCAAGAGTAATCTCTTCGGCTGACTGAGCTTGCACCCTGCCATCACAAAACCCCTCAAGAAGGTCCATGAATTGACCCTTGTATGTAAGTTCTTCGGGGACCTCAATCTCGCTCATGTCTTCCATCATTATGGAAACAATCTGCTGCCACGCATCCATCTTCATCATTGGCGGCATCTTACGGATCTGTTCCATGCAGGCTTTTTGAAATCTCTGTGGTGTCTGCAAGTCATCGGTTGTTAGCTCGACACGCTGCCCAGCCACATCACAAAACCACACGGGTGGCTCCGACTTAACGACACATAACCCCGACACATCCATGTTCGATACATGACTGCCAATGCCAAACTTTTTTGTCTTGCAAAGTGTCTTATTGCAAAAACTTTTAAGTGGCTCTTGATCACACGGGAATCCGTAATCCTTCTTCTCATGCTGGTTCTGGATCGTTACGATCTCTGACGCTGGCAAAGAAGGAGTACAGTGCTTGCTATTAATTTCTTCTAGTCTGGCTTTCCAGTTTTCGGGCTGCTCTTTCTTACAGCCCACGGCTGCTGCAAACATAACTGTGTTGCGTGTGCCTTCGGGAATCCCCTGTCCGAACATACAGCCCAGACAGGGGGCCCAATCCTTGAACTCGTCAACCTGTTTACCAAATGTCAAACCAACAAATCCATTTGGTGATACAGCCCTCGCGTCAACAAGGTCAAGGAATTCTTCTAACGACGCTGGCTCTCCATCTTCCTTAATCGCGTAACGGAGAGTTTGTTCCGAATCAAAGTACGGCAGGTTAATAAAGTTCCCAACATCGCCGCGCTCGACAAGAATTTGTTCCTGCTTTGGGAACACCTCGCAACCACCGTATCCAAGATACGATGAAATTTCTGAAGCTTTGTCACGGAACTCTCCTGCATTAATGTACTCTTTGAAGAAGAAAAATATGTGCGCTCCACCAGACTTTGAACGACACACCACTGAAGGTATCTTTAAGTCGCGCAGCTTTTTGTCCAGTGCAACAACGTCCAGTGGGTATTGATCGATATCCAACGCACCGAACTTACAGTTATTTTCTTCGTTAATCGGGATAGAGCCAACACCATTGGAGCCTTTTAAATGCTCCTCGACTAGCTCTTCCGTCAGTGGTTTGCGAACGATGAACGACTTGGCTTTTTGCTTGCCAGCCCTTCTCTCATTCGATATCTGTGTCTGTCCATGCGCCGCGCTAAAACCTTCAAACGCAGCCATGAACCTTTTTAAATAGGTCATGGTTTGCCCCCAATTGGTTTGGGGTGGCGTAAGGGAGAAAACACCACCCCAAGAGGTTTAAAACGGTACGTCGGCTTCCTCTGCTGTCTGTTGCTTCTCTCCAGTACCCGTCTTAATATCGCCAGCCTTAAAGGAGTCATACATTTGTTGAGCCTCCTTCTGCGCTGCTACAGGAACGTCACCTAGCTCCATCTTATTTACCGCGAAGTTGAACCACGATCCCTTGTCGTTACTTTCCTGCACAGTGGTTAGCTTCCAAGGCACTGCCCACATAGGCGGGTTAAACAGTCCCTTCTCTGGGTGCATTATCTTTAGTCCAGCCATCTTGGTGTTCCACTGCTTGGCAACCTTCATCTGTGTCTTCTTCATGTCACAGATCATCTGTGTGGTAGCACCATCCTTGTCTACCCCGAGCACTAGGAACTGTGCTACGCGAACGAGCTCGTTACCAGAAGGCAGCATTTCATTCGCGCCTACACGCTCAGTCCTTCTAATATCAGGGTGACCCGCTTCTAGCTCACCCATAAACCCACCACCTGCTTCGCGAAGTTGAAACTCCAGAAACTTTGTGGTGTAGGCACACACTAGAACGGTAAGACCAGCATCTGCTTCCCAGAATTGACCAGTCACAGTATTAAAGATGTCTCCTGCCGACGCACCCTTGATGTACTTTGCGTCCGTCTTTAAAAGCTGCGGGGACAACGGCTGTAATAGCCGTAGGAATGGTATCTGCATATCCTCCACACCAATTTGATCCATACCCTGACCTGCGCTATCGAACAGGTCATCCATTATGTTTGCCACTGCTGTGGACTTTGCTTCTGCTACTTGTGTATCAGCCATTTTATTTAGTTCCTCTTAATTTTAGCTTCAGTGCCGACATAGATACCAAAAGTATCAAAGTCGATGTCTTGACCAGATTCAATACGCCCCTTCACCCAAGCCTTTAAAGTCTGCGGATGAACGTGAGTCTTATGTGCTGGGTCAAACCCCTGATTGCGAAGGTCATCGATCATCGCACCGGCCATATTATCCTGACCGACGTTGAACGAAACTGTTACATCATTTTTTATAATGTCGCCTTCACCGATAGAACGTAGCCATGAAAAAGCTTCATCCCTTTTTTCATCAGTGATCCTAGCATGCACAAACTGACGGAGTGCTACCTTATTACCATCAACGGTAATACTATCCATACCCATCTCCTGCATAAGGGATGGTATGTCTTCTTCGTTTACTTTTCTTTTCTTGAACTTTAGATCCTTCAGATACTGCTCTGCTTGTGCAATCTCTTCATCGATCTTCATAGACTCACGGATCAGAGTAGACAATGTGCTACCCTTCTCACCGCTTACTTTGTCGAACTTACCGGCATCGACTTCCTCGTCCATTAGCGAGAATATATCGCTCATCTTCCTGTCTCCTTCGTTAAAGTTTAACCCCTTCGGGTGTGAGGCACTGTACCTACAACAATAGGTGCAGTGTAGTCAAATTATTTTTTAAGCCCTTTTTCCAACAGCTTCTGCAATCCTTGCTTCAGAGTTAGAAGTATCTATCGATGCCATGCGTACCAAGTGTGCCACTTGTTTAGAAACACTACGGTCATTGACATCTGCCATTTCACGCAAAGCCCCGTACACATCTATTGAAACAGCAATTGATTTCCATTTTGTTGTATCCAACGCTTTACCTCCACGGTATTAAATGTTAAGTTGCCCCAACTTATCCTATAAATACTTTTGAGGTCAACTAAATAATGCGAAAAAATAAAAAAATAAGTGATGGTCCCGATTATAAAATAGCAATGGGTAAACGATCTGAACTTCTTGCTGCCGATTACTTGATTATGAAAGGTTGTTATGTATACGCTCCTTATATTGAACAGGGCCCAATCGATTTAATAGCGTTAGACCAAGAGGGAGTAGAACATCGCTTCGATATAAAGACCGTGTCCCGTCGCAGTGACGGGACAATAATCTCTCGCCCCAGAACAGACCTTCAACGAACCCTTGGCGTTCAAATACTGTATGTTTGCCTCGACACCTACGAAGTTCACCGTTACCCCCATCATTTCTCCCGCAACATTGACCCCAAACTCTCCCGCAAAAACGCTGCTAACAGGCACTTCAACGGGGTGATACCTCTAACCATTGACGAACTTCTTCCCCAAGAGTCTTCGCCGAAAGATCAATCTTCGCCCGAAGAGAACGAACAATGTACTCGTCAATCGAACCCCGGGTCACAAGATCAACGTAAGTCACAGGGTGGTGCTGACCAATTCTGTGGCACCGATCCTCAGACTGAATCCTAGTCTCTAAGTTAAAATCATTGGCGTAATAAATTACGTTGGTTGCAGCAGTTAACGTAAGACCAAAACCTGCGGTTTGAGGATTAGCTACGAAAAACCTAGCGTCCTCAAACTGAAACCTGCGGATCGCCGCTTGCCGGTCGCTGTCGCTCGTGTCTCCAAAATAATTTACTGTGCTGTCGCAACCGTATGCCTTCTTCAACTCTTCGGTAATTTTTATTATGTCGTATCTAAACCTCGACCATATGATTACCTTGCCGGACATCTCTTCAACAGTCTCAAGCAGAGCGGTTATACGGTTTGTCTTAAACTCTACCAACTCACCATCGTCGGTCTTCAAATGACCACACAACACCTGTTGCAACCGCAACAGTTGCGTCATCACTGCGGGGGCAGACACCAGTTCTCCATCACCAAGAAGCACAATAGCTGCTTTCTTTAGCGACATATAATATTCACGCTGATTGTCGTTTAAATTTACTTCACGAACGGTGTATATTTTAGCAGGTAAGTCTAGCGCCTCGTCCTTGGTCACACGATACGAGAAACTATCCAGTTTGGTAGACAACTCCTCAAGGTTTCTGTATCCCACAATTTGTTGAAAAGTGTGACTGCCCATCCGTTGAGTTCGTGTGACGGCGTATCGCCCTTGGAAGGAGTAGTAAGAGTCATGCCCCAAGAGTTCGGTGTCCATAAATCCGCATTGCGAGTAAAGATCCATCGGTGATTTCGTAACGGGTGATCCGGTAAGTATACGGCGAAACGATGCACTCTTACCAATTGCAACCAGAGCCTTAGTCCGCTTGGCTTTGGGGTTTTTAATAGTTGTTGACTCATCAACCGCAAGTAAAAACGACGATCCGCGAACGAACATATCCATGTACTTTCGTACCTTGGTTGTTGCGAAACCCTCGACGTTGACAAGGAAGATGCGGAGCTTTTTACGCTCCTCAATACCTTCCTTGAGGTGCCTTTGTTGATCCTTGTTAGGGTTCGGATTCCAAACATATACCTCGTGTTCAATGTCCTCTCGTAGATGAGCAGGTATTTCAGATACCTGCCAGTTGCGGTACACACCTTTGGGCGCAACGATGACGACTGTATCGATCTTCTTCTGCTCGTATAGCCACGCCACGTTGTCGATAAGAACCTTAGACTTGCCACAGCCCATCTCCATAAAATAACCGTAATTGGTTTTGTTGTATGAACGCTCCAACGCAATACGCTGGTGCTCATACGGTTTGGTTTTGTATTTAAATTTCATGCTTTTGCCCCGTTACTCAGGCTCTGATAGCCCACTTTCCATGATTGAAAACTTTGCAGCTTCCAAATAAAATAAAATATCCGCAACATCCTCTTGCGTTGTAATCATTTTTATTGTTCCGTCTTCTGTCGAACCAAGTATAAGTACGTCTGTAAGTGTCTTACCTGCGATTTCACACAAGACAGGCACCGGGTCTTTCTTTAGCTCTATCTTTCTAGGAAAATGTACGATGTTATCGTTGTCGTTCTCCGTCATCGGGTAGTCCTTCCGCTATTTGGTTACCTCTATCCCGCATGTCGAGATAGACTTCAAGTCTCTTCCGTGTTTGTTCTGCTTCACGGTAGAGACCCGCAGTCTGCAACTCTGTGAGCTCCTCGTCAAGTATCCGAATAATTCGGCCTATCCCTGCAAAATTCTTTTCCATGCTTCTCGCACCTTTGCTTCTGCTTCGTTGCTAATGTCTGCATCATCCAAACAGTCTTCGATCACATCTTCTATAATAGTCACGGCGTCAGACCAATACATTTTTTCTGGCACAGAGCAAAGATCTTCTTCGCTTGGCATCAATTTAGTTTCCATCAACAGAGCCTCCTTCGGGTCTCTTTGAATTATTTCTAGCTTACATAAACGACACTTTAAAAATTGTGTGCCCTCCCTCACACCGGCTATGACGGTGTGAGGCTCTAGTTTGTGGCGGCACTTCGGACACTGGCCTGCGTCCAACCGCTTTTGCCATGTTCCGTCGCCAGCCTCAATCACCATCATAGACCTCCACGTTCCCGTAGGCTTCTTTACCTGCGGTCTCTTGGACTTCGCCCCATGTCTCTGCCATCATGTCATGTACGTCAGATAGATTTAAATGACTGACCATGTCCATGTGACCTTCCATCTCCGAAGTGAAACTAAGATAAGTTTCACTCCGGTCTGCGACCTCAAGCATTTTTTCCATGAATTGCTCTTCAAGTTCCAGAGCCATCTGCTTCATTCTACCCATGCTCTTCAACCTCCTCGTCCACAGTCTCTTCCTTAACGTCCTCTTTCAACACCCACTCACCCCAGTAATACGACTTGTTAGTAGCTGGTGCAAAATCAAACTCGCTATGCAACATGCAAACAGCTTCACGCAGATTCCTAACGTCAGACAAATTGCAGTCTGAAGTCTCTTCGATCATGTTACACATAGCCTTCAACTTGTTATGCATATCCAAAAGTTTGATACGCATATCCCTAGTTACTCTTTTACCATTAGACATTACTTTGCTCCCTTCGGGTTTATCTTCTTCACCTTATTTACATCAGAATAATTATTCTTCTTGATGACCCTGCCCATAGCGTCATGCCGGACAGTTATTTCCAAGGGCAGCTTCAACGCTTCCCTTATCTCTTCAAATGTCGGTACTTTGTTGCTCATCGGTACTATACCCTCCTCTTGTGAACAAACTACTTTTATAACAGGAAGCCCCTCGTTGAGCTTCCTCATCCTCAAATAAACTTCCATGTCCTTCAACTTGCCCTGCTTCTCGCACCGTGCTTTCGTTGTGAATCTTTCCACAGAAAAAGTACTAAAACATTTGTTCTCTGGTACACCCTCAAAATCGGTAGCCATGCACAGAACAATTAGATACTTCCACACTAGGCTATCTCCCTGATGTCTGTGCCATATACCCAATGACCATTGTCCAAATCCACCACATACCTTGTTCGCAGGATGGAGTCCGCCGAACCAAGGTTTGCTTCAAAAACCTCATGCCCATACTTCTCGCCTAACTGGACTTCATCTATCGTGACTATGGATGCCTCGCCGTACTTCGTTGAAACACGATCCCCGATCCTTATTAGCATCGTCCAGTTTGCTCCTCTATCACACTCACAATGCTTCCATAAGAGTCGGACACCCAGTAACCACCATTGTTACTATTTCCATTATCCACGACACATATGTCGCGTTCAAACTTGCCCCATCTGTGATACTCGCTTGTCACGGCGAACGTACTACCAGTCAGAAAAATCTTTCCTTCATCGCGTCCTGAACTCTTACACACACGGTTCAATTCAAGAATTATCATTGTCAACCTCCTCCATCACTTCATAGTGAACAGATATTAATTCTCTTTCGTCACACACTTGATCGTCAGCCATTTCTCGTGCGGCTTCCCAACTGTCTGCCTCAAGATAAAACACATAGGTTTCATCACGAAATATCTTAAACTTCGGCATCTTCGACCTCCTTCTTTTCTAAAAAGAAATCATCGACCTCGCCGTCAACTTCAACATTCTGTCGCCATTGCAGCCACGCACCGTGATCCACGGCGTCATCGCCATCGTTGCACCAGATGTTTCTGGCTTTATCTTCGGCTGCTTCCTCAGTATCAGCCTCGACACTGTAGCAATACCAAACAGTCTCACGCACATTCACTCTAAACTTAGGCATCTTCGATCTCCCTCCAGAACTGAACATCGCCGGTCAAAAATCCACCGTGGTGGTCATTAACAAACGTATGCATATCTTCCCACTCTTCGCCTTCGCTATCCACATAGCAGCCAACGAACTTTCCAACACCTTGGATCACGGTTTCGGAAGGATGACCTTCCATCACCGTAGCCTTATACTCGACCGACTTATCCTTCTCCGGCATACGATCTTCAACAGATATCCACTCAGCCATCACTCCTCCTCCCAGCTTATGGAAGAAGAACAATCATTCTGGTTATGGTCTTCCATCCACTTTTTAAAATCAGCATTCACTGCCTGCATAGCCTTGGTGTAAAACTCACCGGATATCGACCAGCGTTCAATGCCACCATGCAGGTTCAAACCATTAACCCAGTTGTCCTCGAACTGTGGCGCAGATGCATAGGTTCCCCGATCAGTGCCGTTCAACGTATCCAAATAGTACCGACTGATAAACTGACCTCGCTCCTTGATCCTTGCGTCATACTCCTCATCGCCTGTCTCTGTGTTAGCGACCAGTGAGTCCATGTCGTAGAACTCGACCAATGGATTGTCGGGGCTTTCATATGGATTGTAATCACCGCCATAGGTCAGCGTATCATTAATGCCATAGCTGTCGTGCCAGTACACCGTCCGAACACACCACTTAACCCCAGACCAATCGTCTGTACCTTTATATAAAAATGCCATTACAATTCCTCCACATCATATTCTGTAAATTCAGCCAATCCTTCGCGCCAGTCAGACTCGTCATAATCCTGCCACTCATCCGATCTATCACGGTTGATCTCTTTTATTATGTTGGGCAACGTAGTTATAAAACCCAAACCAGTTTCCCTGTCTGTAAGACGATAAAATTTTTGTTTCATCGCAACTCCTCCTCGTTGTAGCATTGACATCGACCTTCTATTCGATCTGAATGTTCGCAAATACCTTTATCACATTGCCAATCTATCTGGGGCCTTGATACTATCTGGGGCCTTGATATATCCCCTCGCTTCAAAGCATTTGTGATCAACTTGTTGGACAACGCATGGCGGTCATCGACCCTGAGATCGTGCGCCTTGTCCTCAAGCAGATAGGCAATCTCATTGGCGAACGAGTCGTCCAATGTTCCATCCCTAAAACACTTAGCCCAATGATCTAGGCTGTCCGCATAAGCTTCCTTACTCATCACATCATCTCCTTACCATCTAACCAAATCTGGCTGGTCTGTTGGTCATAACGCTCCGGACAACCGTCCGCAGCCAGATTAAACATCTCATGCGCTCTCTCTTCCGCCTCTTCGACAGAGTCCGCGCAAACATCAACCTGCTTCCAGATCACCGCATTGATTTCCACAAGATAGGTTTTCATTAGCAATACACCTCCTTACCAAACACACCCAACTGGATGATATAATCATAATCATTGGCATCCAACTGACCTAAATCTGTGTAAGCCAAATTCTGACGCATTGGATCAAGACGGTTGAGACCCTCAACAATCACATCAAATGCTTTTCTATATGTTGGGATTTCGTCCTCTTC